ATGAAGAACGCAGTTGTCCTCCTGTCCGGCGGCATGGATTCCGCCGCCGTTGTCGCCATGGCTCGCGAGCAGGGCTTCGCCGTGCACGCCCTGAGCGTCCGTTACGGCCAGCGCCACACCTCCGAACTGGACGCCGCCGCGGCCGTGGCCAACGCGCTGGGCGTAGCCGCGCACAAGACCGTCAACGTCGACCTGCGCAGCATCGGCGGTTCGGCGCTGACCGACGACATCGACGTGCCCGAAGCGGGCGGCGAGGGCATCCCGGTCACCTACGTGCCCGCGCGCAACACCATCATGCTCTCGGTCGCCTTGGGCTGGGCCGAAGTGCTCGGCGCCAACGACATCTTCTGCGGCGTGAACGCGGTGGACTATTCGGGTTACCCCGACTGCCGCCCCGAGTTCATCAGCGCCTTCCAGACCCTGGCCAACCTGGCCACCAAGGCCGGCGTGGAAGGGGCGGGCATCCGGGTCCACGCACCGCTGCAGTTCCTGAGCAAGGCCGACATCGTGCGCGAGGGCGTCCGCCTGGGCGTGGACTTCGGCCTGACCGTGTCCTGCTACAACGCCGACGACAGCGGCGCCGCCTGCGGCCACTGCGACGCCTGCCGCCTGCGCGCCCAGGGCTTCGCCGACGCCGGCGTGGCCGACCCCACCCGCTACGCCTGATCCCGCCGGGGTACGCCTGCGGCGCAAGATGGGTTAGAATGCGCACCCCCGGCGAGAACTCGGGGCATGCAATGGGCCGTTAGCTCAGTCGGTAGAGCAGAAGACTTTTAATCTTTTGGTCGATGGTTCGAATCCATCACGGCCCACCAATTGCGACAAGGGTTTCAGCGGTGCCCCAGCGCTCCGCAATATCAGGACCGATACGCAATTACCGCGTCGGCGTCGTCCTCGCCCCCTTCCTTTTCCGCACGTAGATCTCCGTCGTCGTCACCGATTGGTGGCCGAGCTGATGCTGCGCCTGGCGGATGTCGCCTGCCGAATCTGCCTTGTCCGTGCCGGCTTTCGCGCGCAGGTCGCGGAACTGGAAATCGCCCTTCGCCACGCCCGCTGCGGCCCGCGCCTTGTCGAACCGATAGCGCAGCGCGTCGCGCCCGACCGGCAACTGGTTGTCGTCCACCAGCAGTCGCGTGCTGTGCAGCGGCCCGGACTTCTTCGCCAGTAGCCGATCGATCAGCACCTTGAGCTCCCCGGTGATCGCCATCTCGATTGCCTGTTTCGTCTTCTGCTGCCGGAACGACAGCACGCCTTCGCGGATGTGCCGCTGGTCCATCAGGTGCACGTCTGCCGGTCGCTGGCCGGTTAGGTAGGCGAGGTCCAGGGCGTCGCGCAGCAGCGGGTCGGCGGCGGCGTACACGGCGGCAAAGGTGGCGTCGTCCACGTACACGTCGCGCCCGCGCTCCCGGTTTTTCTTTATGCCGGCGCACGGGTTCGGCAGGTCGGTGTAGCCCCGGTCGCGCGCCCAGTTCCAGATATGCGACAGCAGCGCCTTCTCGCGGTTCGCGCTGACCTTCGCATCCTTGCGCCAGTCCATGTACTTGCGGACGTGCACGGGGCGGATCGCGTCGAGCGGGCACGGCGGGTCATCGAAGAACCGTACCAGGCTGTCGACCTCGCGCATGTTCACCTTCTGGGTGCCGGCGGCCTTCGTCGGGATCACTTCCACGCGGTAACGCTCGGCAACCTGCTTAAACGTCAGCGCCGCGCCGGCCGGAAGCGCGCCGGCGTGCTCCAGTTCTGCCCACGCACGGATGGCCAGGCCGTAGTCGCTGCCCAGCGGCGTTTCCTTGCGAGGCTTGCCACCGTGGTCGTAGTAGTAGTGCACCACGCCCGACTTCTGGCGACGCTTACGGAACCGGGGGATCGCCCCCGGCTTGCTCGGTTTCCTTCCCATGTCACGCTGCCTTGTTCGGCTTCCAGGTGGCCGCTGCAGTTTCTGCCGCTACGTCGCCCACGCTCGCCCAGAGCACCACCGGCCAGCCGTGGGCGTCCAGATAGTGCCGGATGCCGTTCTCGCGCAGGAACTTCGCCTGCCGCGTCTTGAACGGCGTCCGGGTGAACGCCCGGATATCGTCCCGGGACATGAACGGGTCTGGCTGGCTCATGCGAACAGCTCCATTTGGGCGGGGAGGGTGGGTGCAGCAGCCGGTGCCGGCCGAAGCAGCGCCGCGGCACGGAGCCGCGCGCCCTGGGCGCCCCGGAAGGCGAACCAGAACCCGTGGCCGTGTCGCCGGCTGCGGCATTCGCTGAGGAACACCTGCGCGGTGTGCTTGGCTTGCTCCACTCCATTGGTGGCCATCACGCCCTCCCGGCGGGCAGCGCCGGCGCTTGCTGCGGCAGTACCACAGCGGTGGCAAGTTTCCCGGTCTCGTCCATGATCCGGATGGCATCCAGCTCGACCTTCACGGCGCCAATGTAGGTGCTGGCGACAAGGCTCGAAGTCTTCGCGCGCTCGATCACCTGTCCCATTTCTTCAGGACTCAGGCTGTCATCGCCGAGCCGCTCGAGCATCGCGACCAGGTGGTCGCGGACATCACTGACCTTGTTTTTCACTGGATCGCTCCTTCTCTCTGGTATTGATTTTTCTGGTGATACTGGCCTTCAGCCGGATCAGCTCTTTCACTTCTGGCGGGTAGCGGGTGTGGAGGCTGTTGCGGCGCATGTTCTCCGCCAGCGTCACCACTTCAAGGCGGTCCGCCGTTATTTCGGCAGCGGTGAATGTCTTCCTACCAGGTTTGAAAACCACGATGCTGCCTGTCGGTATTGGCCCGTTTGCTTCTTCCCAGGCCATCACGTGGACGGGGCGCCATCGCTGGGCAGGGAAAATCTCCGGGTTGTCGGTTACCTTGCGCATGAGTACGTTGCGCTTTTTGTCGATTTTCTCAGTTCCGATTGGCACGTAATTGTGCTGAGCGGCGCCACTCATTTGACCTTTCCGGAACTGTGTCGCCGCCATGCGCCCGGGCGCCCAGCCTGGACGGCGCAGGCCTTTGTTGTGCGGCGTCTGCCCCGCCTTGAATCTCGAGGCAATCGACCCCTCTTCTTGGGTTCCGTTCCAGAGCCGAGCGATCGGCTGCGTTTCGAAATCACTTGCCTTCACCAGCCCCAGCTTGCTGGCGCGCTGATAGATCGCGGCACGCCCGCGGCCGAGTACATGGGCAATAAGGAACGCAGGAAATCGCGGCCAGTTCAGGCGCATGGTTTCATCCTCGTCCGGAGTCCACGGGCGTCCGCTCATGCCTCCCCCAGCTGGGTGCGCAGGTCGCGCGGCGGGGTGACGGTGGCCAGGGTGGGCCGGCTGTCGATCAAGGCCAGCAGTTCGTTCGCCTGCCGGATGAAATCGCGTCGCGGGTCGGACTCGGGCAGGTAGATTGCATGCAACACAGCGAATCCGATCAGGTCGCGGAACTGCCCCAGGTCCATGCCCTGCGCGGGCGCGGTGGCGTAGAGCAGGCTTCCACGCTTGATGCCGTGTCGCTCCACCAGCGGGGTAATCGGCCCAGACCCGACCCAGCAGATGGTGAAGTCCGATCCGACCACGGCCACCGGCTCCTGCGCCCCCGGCTGGCGGGAGGCGAGGGCGGCTTGCCAAACCTCCCAGTCGTTGTCCACGTAGGGGCTGACGTAGGCACTGACACCAAAAGTGTCACGCGTCAGGTCGCGACCCTTAGCCCACACCTCAAACTGCGCGCGCGTATCCTGACCGGCCGGGGAGGGCTGGGCGCAGTCGGGGCAGGGATACTCGCCCTGCTCGAACTGCTCCGGCGTCTGGCCGCTGGTGTAGCCGATCACGCCGAGGCCGTAGCAGCTGCCGCACAACAGCGGTGCCCCAGCACCGCGCAGCTGCCGCAGCCGGTTGGCCACGTCCATCTTGCTCATGCCCGGCTGCCCGAACAGGGCATCGGCGATCTGTGCGTCCAGGCGCTGGGCTGCGCCGTCTGCCATGGTGCTCATGCAACCTCCTGCAGTTGGGTGGCGGCCTGTTCGGCCTCGATCAGGGCATAGCCGATGGCGTCGACCTTCGCGGCCAGGTCCTTGCGCATCTGGCGCAGCGCCATGGCGATGAAGCGGCGGTGATCGGTCAGGGCGAACTGCCGCATGCTGATGTGCAGCGCGCCCCGCAGGTCGCGGCGGAACAGGCGGTAGGTGAGGACGTGGCCGCCCAGCACCTTGTCGATGGACCGGCCCCAGGCGAAGCCCTCGTTGCGCTTCGGCAGCCGGCGGTCGTAGCGGTGGTGGGTCATGCCTGGTCACCCCAGCGCACGTACAGCCACACGTCGACGAACTGGCCGCAGCTGGATCCGATATCGGCCTTGAACCCAAGGTCTCGCAGTTCTTTCAGGATTGCCTTGCACAGCGCCGGGTACTTGTCCTCGGTCGTGTAGCAGGAGCCATCGCCGAACCCGTAATCGCGGGTGATGTACTCGCGCCTGCCGGCTTCGGCAGCTGCCTTGACGCCCTGCAGGATGGTATCCACCGCGAACGATGGATCCTTCGACCGGGTGATGCTCTCGGCCATGGCGGCCGTCATGCGTTCCTTGGTCATGCGTGACTCCGCAGCAGCACGCGGCGCACCGGCCCGTGCCACAGGTTGAAGGTGTTGTTCAGTCGCACCTGCAGCGGGTTGCGCCGCAGGGCAGGGAGGGGATCGCGCAGCCGGCGCTCGGTGTTGAGGCAGCAGCTGCACGCGGCCTGGCGGTTGCCGTTCACCAGCGGGAAGAACCGCAGCGGCAGCCGGGCCGCGCATTTGGTGCAGGTCTTCATGCGTCGGTGCCCAAGTAGAACGGGTCGATCTTCCAGCCGGCCTCGCGCGCCGCGCGCAGCCGCAGCTCGTTGGCGTCGAACTCGTCCAGCTGCAGTGTGGTGATGGCGCCCTCGATGTGGTGGGGCTGCAGCGGCCGGTCGGTGCGCTGGAACACGCGCCAGACGCTGAAGGTCTTGCAGCCCCACGCGGCGGCCAGCCATTTCAGGTCGTGCCGCGCCTCGTGCAGGTGCCGGCGCAGGGTGTCCCGCGCGGTGATGTGCGCGGGTGCTGCGCGGCGCAGGCTGGACTTCCCTGCGAAAGCCTTCATGCAGCCACCTGCATCGCCGCCAGCCGCTCCAGGCGCTCGGCCTCGGAGATCAGGTGGTCGTAGCGCTCCTGGGCGGTGAAGTGGCCCTGGTCGCCTGCGGTGAGCGCGAACTGCGCTGCCTCGCGGTGCTTGGCTGCCAGTACCGCCGGGTCGTGGTCGAAGATGTCGAGCTGGTTCTGCATGCTGGACTCCGTGAATGAGGTTGCCGGACTTTGGGGAACCCGGCCGGCGCGGGTGGCGCTGCCCGTGGGGAGCGGGCAGCTGGGGAGTCAGGCGGCTTCCAGTTCGCTCAGGCGTGCCTGGTAGGCGTCGTGAATCGGCTTGCGGTCGATGTCATCCGGCAGCAGGCCGGCCATGTCCCAGGCCGAATCCAGTGCGTCACGGTTCTGTGCAGCAGCGATGGAGGTCAGCACGTCCTGCGACGTGAGTCCGTCGGACTGCTCGCCCTCCTGCTGCATCTGCTGCTCGACGTGCGAGAACTCGCCGTCAATCACCAGTGGGTTGTCTTGCGGCACGCCTGCATCGGCTTGCTCGTCCAGACCTACGGCGCGCTGGATCTCGATGGACACCGGCAGGTACTTGAACAGGCGCCGGATCACGGTCTTCTTCGCCATCTCTTCGAAGTGGCTTGCCCACGGCGAGTTCGGCTCCTGGCCGGGCTTGGCGAAGCGAGCGGCGGTCTTGTAGCCTTGCGACTCGTTGCGGACCCGCTCAATTTCCTTGCGGCTCATCACTTCGAACTGGATGCCGCCGTCGCGCAGCTTGGCCACGGCATAGACGAACGTCAGGTCGCCGCGGTCATCGGCCTCCCAATCCGGCTCATGCTCGATGCTCGAATCCAGCCCGAGACGCACCTTGAAATGGTCCTTGGCGTACACCGCGCGGGCTTCCAGGCTCACGATCTGGCCGGACCGGCGGGCGAGATCGATCATGCCGCGATAGCCGACGATGAACTGAACCTCGGTGCGGTTCTGGCGGCGGTTCTCAAACGGGATCAGGTAGCAGTGGCCCAGCGCGCCGCCCGGCTCCAGGCCAAGGGCGGCGCACTGCATGATCGCGCCCAGGAATGAGGTCTGGTCGCACTGCGCCAGCTTCGGGATTTTGCGGACCTCAGTCAGTGCGATGCGCGCCAACCGGTCCGGGCTGATGTGCTTGGGCAGCGCCAACGCCATCTGCGCCTTGATCTTCGGATCGGTCAGGAGGCCGGCAATGGTGGCCGGTCGCTCGGTTCGGGCCTGCGCGGCAGTGCCGGTGGCAGCGGCCTTCAGTGCGGAAGTGCTCATTGGAATCCTCGGTTACTTGATTGTGAAGACGCGCGTGCTGCTCTTGCGCATCAGCTGCTTGTGGATAGCGGGGTGCTGTTCCTTCAGTGCGCCCTGGTCCAGCCAGGAATGCGCTCGCTCCTTCCAGACCACCGCGACCTTCTTGTCGTCGTCGGGGATCACCAGCTCCACCGCGTCACGCATCAACTGCTTCACATCGAACTCGAGGACTTCGGCTTCCAGCTCGCGGGCTTTGATTTCAGATTTGATAGCGCGGAGGCGGAGGACGTGCCGGGTGAGCTCGGTGTCAGCGATCAGGGCGGGCAGCTGCTCGTCGCCCTTGTAAAGGCGGTCGAGGTCGGAAAGGGTGCTGGGGTCGGGGCGCACGCCGCTGGTGACCAGGTGCCAGAAGGCGTCGCAGCGCTGGCGCATGGCTTGGAGCGTTTCGTCGTCCCGCAGCACCGGATAGGCGCGGATCTCGTCGGCGCCGAACAGGGGCGCGATCAGGCACCGGTTCCGACCGGTGACACCCAGGCCGTGCATGCCCTGCGCGGTGTACCAGACCGGCGATTCGTCCGTGCCGCCTTCGCCCCATTCGCCGGCTTTGAACGGGTGGACCGTCTTCAGCTCAACGTTGGTGATCTCGTCCTCGCCGTCCAGGCGGATTTCGAAGTCGATTTCCGCCGCGAGGAAGGGCCGATCGGGGTCGACGTACCGCTTGTTGCTGTCGACGATTTCCACCGTGTGGCCCTGCTGTTCCAGATGCTCGACCAGCATCTCGGCCACCACAGCCTCCCAACGGTGCCCACGCCGCTTCACACCGGTGGGCTTGTCGTGGGGCAATGCCGGCGCTGTCTTCGCCTCCCACAGCTGCAGCGGGGTCTTCCAGGGGCTGATTCCCAGCACGGCGGCGATGTCGGAGCCGCCCAGGTAGCGCCTGCGGTCATGCTCTTCCGGGGCGATGGTCTTGAGCTGCGCGTTCAATGCAGGTCATCCTTATGCGGGTTGATCCGGATCACCGGCGGCGACAGGCGCATCTCGCGGCGTCGGGCCAGGTGGCGGGTGAAGGTCGGCCACGCGCGGCGGGTTTCGACCCAGCAGCGGCGGATGAAGAAGGCGGCGCCAGCCACGCCGATCAGCACGAAGCTGGCGGCGTCGGTTTCAACGGCGCGCACGGTGAGCGCCAGGAACAGGCCGACGGCCAACATGCAGAAGAACGGGGCGATCAGGTGGCGCATGACTCACCTCCGGTGGCCTTGGCCAGGACGGGGCTGACATTGAAGTCAGCGCAGGCGTTGCCGAGCAGGCGCATGTCTTCGCTCATTTGCTCGGCGGCGTTGTGGGCACCTTCGGGATACCAGTCGGCGACCCGGCGCTGATGCAGCTCCTGTCGAATGCCGTCGATGAAATCCTGTGCACGCTGCAGATCGGCCAGCAGCTCCGGCGCGGCGGCGATCAGGCGGGCATCTGCCCTGTCGCTTTCATGCCCATCTGCACAGAGGAAAAGATCAGCCTGCTTGTGGGGACCGTTCTGAGGGTCACCCATGCTGATATAGCTGCTGCCATCCGGCCTGAAACGAACAATCCAAGGGGCAGGCGTGTGCTTACTGGTCATCACTCTCTCCTTGTGCGCAGACGCCGTAGTTCGTCTCGTCGGCGTCGATGGGGTCGATGGGTGCCAGCGGCGCCGGCTTCGGGATGCTCTGCAGGGCTTGGCCGAAGAGGCGGTCCAACTCGGAATCGGGCGTCACGGCGACACCGTTTCGGCATGCGCTTCGGCGAGCGCCTTTGCAACCAACTTCGGAAACTTCTTCTGCCTCGCGTTTTCCATGGCCGAGTGCGTGATGACTTCGGACAGATAGAGGTCGGTTATTGCTGCATTCACCCTGTCCAGGTGGCCGGCAGCGTTATCCGAAAGCTGTGGGAACTGCTCTTTGAACGGACGAGCCGCCCAACCCTGTTCGAACGTAATGTTCACGACACCGCTCCTTGAATCAGCAGGGAGACGACCGCGCCCACGATGAAACCGCCGATGCCGCCGAAGATGAAGAACGTGCGCGACACGTCGCGGGTGACGGTGTTCAGCAGCTCGTCGACGTTCATGCGCTCACCGCCTTCTGTAGTGCATCGACGCAGCGGTCCTTCCATGCATCCAGTGATGCCTGGGTCAGATAGCCCGTTCCGCTGGTACATGCTTCGTGGATCGGGCACTTGGGGCAGGCCGAATATCCGCGCCCGTTGGAGCGCTGTTCGTCGCAGAAGTTGTGGACGTCATTCATGTTCATGCCGCACCCTTCGGGTCGAGCTCGTCGCGGAACATGCGGCGCAGGCGCTGGGCCTCGGCAACCACGGACATGCCGCGATCCCCGGAGCGCTGGGCGGTACGCAGCTTGGCGAACAGCGGCGACGGGTTCAGCCCGGCCTTCTGCACGTTGTCGCGCACGGTCTGGAACTGGCGGAAGTCGTAGATCACGGCAGCCATACGAAGTCCTCGTCGCTGATGGGGTTGTCGTAGGTCGGGGCAGGGCGCTCGGAGTTCAGCCGGCGCAGGCGGGCGAGGTTTTCTCGGCGGATGCGCGCGACCTGGTCCGGGTCCAGCGGGGTGAACTCCACGGACGGGAACGGCGGCTCTGCCGGGCGGTCGGTTTCGGTGACGAATTTCATGCGGCGCGCTCCCATTCCGGATCCATCTCGATCAGGTCGGCGGCGATCTCGCGGTCCGTCAGCTCCTGCTGCTCGACCAGCTCCTGCGCCATGTGCAGAAGGCGCTCCGTGCGGGCGCCACCGTGGACCTTTGCCAGCTGGTACAGCCGGGCCAGAAGGTCGCTCGCCAGGAGGTCAGCGGGATCGATGCTGTGCAGGTCGGCCAGCGCGGACTCGACTTCGTTGTAGTGCCCGGCGCTCTGGTCGCCCCACATCCACTCATCGGCCTCGCGGACCTTCGCCGGGTCGGTGCGCAGGGTTTCGAGCACCTGGGCGACGCGCTCGTCGGTGTCCGGCTGGTCGTCGTTACGGGCAATGTGGTGGTCTGCTCGCATCTTCGTCTCCATGCCCCGGCCCGGAATGGGTGTGGTGGGGCGATGGATAGAGTAAAGCATCGGTTACTTCATGCAGTCAACAAAAAGTTACTCTTCGGGCAGAGTAAATTATGAATGACCGTAATTTCATTCAGGTTGCGGCCCAACCTCGAGTTCGACCTGGTCCTGCCGCAAGAAGTCGAGTGTCAACTGCTGAGCCTCCAGCATCTCGCGGCATTTCTCGCCTTCGCGCCTGGCGCGTTCTACGTCGCCGTGCTCCAAAGCAGAATGGAGCTGAAGGCTTGCCGCTTCACGTTTCGGAGTAACGAGTGGCAACCATGCGCCATAGCGCGCCGGCTTTCCTCCTGACGCTAGGTGGGCTTTGGCATGCGTCCACAGCGCCGCTGTTTGCGCTCCATTGGCCATGTTGTGGAACTGCTTTGCCGAGGCGGGGCGATCACCTGCAGACTCGGCATCGGAAAAAAAGTCCCACACGCCTGCGCAGTAAGCGAACTCGTCGGCAGTGCGGGTTGCATGAGCAATGGTCGCCCGATCGTCATCGGAAACAGGTGGCGCGGCGGCGAGCACTGCCAGAAATAGAAGGATGGTCATATATCACCCGTACCTAGAGCGAAGAAGCCCGGCGTCCTCGAACGACACACCATCCCGCATGCAGTCTTGGGCTCGTTCAAGGTCCTTGTGCAACTGAATGAGATCGTCGTCGGACAACTGCTCAATGCCAGCCAAGCCGAAACAGGCCTGATCGATGATGTACTGCATTGGCATGCCCCAACGCCGGCGCATGTGCCGGATCATGCGGCAATGGGACTCCCGGTGAAGGTAGTCCATCCGGGCAGGTTCGGCCGGGACGATGGCCAGAGAGGTGCTGTTTAACCGCTCGCCGCGCAGTTCCTGCGTCCTAGCGGCCAACCGCTGTGCGAGTTCCTCGAACCTGGTGTTCTTCGACATCCTTTATCACCCTCATGCGCTTTGCCAGAATCTTGGTCAGGTCGAGCACGTTGTCTGGAGCAATCGGCTTGCCGAACTCTTCCGCGACCATGTACGCGGTTTCCAAGAGAACAGGGTCGTGGATCCATTCCGGTGGATCGCCGACCAGTTCCAGGTAGTGCCTAAGCACGTTCACCGCGGAGGCGATCATCTCGAAGTCGGGTCGCGCCGCTTGAGACACCCGACTACCCGCCTCCTTGGGCAATGCGCCGGAGGTGATCCATTCCATGCGCACGTTGCAGTGCTTGGCCCATGCCTCGATGAACTTGGGATTCGGGGTCTTGTTGGAACCGTTCTCCAGCCGGCCCACGTATTGCTTCGTGGTGCCAGCTATCGCTGCGAATTCAGGCTGGTTAAGCCCGGCGCTTAGGCGCAGCTCTCTGAGGCGGTCTCCGATCATGTAAACAATTATTTCCGGGCGATGGTAAATAACGGTTGACCCGGGCGGGTAACCTATGATTGACTCTCGCCCATGAACCCGACCATCGCCCACGCAAAGAAGGTTCTCGGCATCAGCACTCACGCCGAGTTCGCCCGCTTTCTCGGCCTCCCGCGCCAGTCCATGACCGGTAGGAGCGAGGACGACCAGCTCCCTGACGCCTGGTGCTGGAGGGCTGCACAGCGGCGTCCCGACCTGTTCAAGCCCGCCGCCAGCGTTCCGCGCCGCCGGAATGCAGCGTAGGCGCGCTCTTTCGTTGAACCCCCCATCCATCACTGACCCCTCAAATCCCATGTACGCAGACCCGACACATATCCGCGACAACGAAGTAAAGATCCGCCTCAACGACGACGAGCTCGCCGTGGTCGAGGCCCTGGCTCGATTCAACCAGCAGCAGCGCGCCGTCTTCGTGCGCAAGGTCCTGCTGGCTGGTGTTCAGAGCATGCAGAAGGGTAGCCGGGCGCTGCAGGCGGCCTGAAGGCCTGTTCCCGGCCCCGGGGAGGCCCTGTGCAATCAACGAACTTGAGCCGCGCGGAAATGGAAGCGCTGCGGCAGCTGGCAGACCGTCTGGGAGTGACGGTCGAGGAAGCGGCGGAGGCCGCGTTCAAGCGCGGGCTGGACGAGATGTTCCGCCTGCCGCACACCGAGGGGACTGTCGTCCCTATTCAGGGCCTGAAGAATCCCGAGAGAGGCGCCCCATGAACCATCCCGCACGCACCGCCGATCCCAGCAGCAGCCACGAGGCTGCTGACCACATCGTCTCCTCCGGCAAGCAGGCCCAGCAGCAGTCGCAGGCCGCTGCTGCTGTCCGCAAGCACCCTGGGCTGACCAGTCTGGAACTGGCGCGCGCCACCGGAATCGACCGGTTCGTGCTGGCGCGCCGGCTTCCGGAAGTGGAAAGGGAGGGCCTCATTCGGCGCGGAACCGTGCGCCGCTGTGCCGCCAGCAATGGCCGCAGTGCCGTCACCTGGCATCCGGTGAGCCGCGCCACCGACGACGCACCGAAGGCGGCCTGAGAAGAACATGGCGGGCGACTGGATGAAGATGCGCACGAACCTCTGGGATGACCCCAGAGTCGGCCGCATCGTGGACCTCACGGACAGCTCGGAAGCCACCGTTGTCGGCGGGCTGTACTGGCTGTGGTCGATGGCCGATCAGCACACCGAGGACGGGTGGCTGCCGGGGATGTCCCTGCGACAGATCGACCGTAAGGCTGGCGTCCCCGGGCTTGGCCAGGCGCTGGTCGACATCGGCTGGCTGGAGAGCCGCGCAGACGGCGTGCTGATCGTGCGGTTCGATGATCACAACGGGAAATCGGCGAAGAAGCGCTGCCAGACAGCCTCCCGGGTGGCAAAGCACAAGGCGGGGAACGCTCCAGAAACGCAGCCGAACGAAACCGGTAACGCAACGAGCGTTACCGAAAGCGTACCGGAGCGTTACCCAGAGAAGAGAAGAGAAGAGAAGAGCTCTACTCCAGATACACCACTTCAAGCACCAGAGATTCCTGAGGGTGCGAGCGACGCGGGGCGTGCGTGCCGGCTGATGCGAGCCGCAGGCTGCCCGTCGACGAATCCGAGCCACCCGCTGCTGATCGCTGCACTCGCCGAGGGCGTCACCCCTGAGGCGCTGGCCGACACCGTGCTCGAGGGCCTGAGCAGGGGGCCGCCGGTAGCCAAGCCGTTCCCCTGGGCGATCACCACCGCCCGATCACGCCATGCCGAGGGCGCAGCAGCGCCAGCCACCAACGCCGGGAATGTCCATGCAGCACGTCGCCAATCACCTGCCGAGCGGGTCCAAGCCAACATCGACCGAGCAGAGGCCGAGCGCCAGCGGGTTGCCGGCCCCGCAGTCATCGAAGGTCATGCAACAGCTCTGGTTGCGCATGGCTGAAATCTACGGCCACCGCTGGAGCAGCGCCTACGGCGATGACCCGGCGGGAAGCGCGGCAACGACGTGGGCGAAAGGCCTGGCCGGCCTGGCGCCGCAGCAGGTCGCCGACGGCATCGGCAGCAGCATCGCCTGCGCTGACCCGTGGCCGCCGACGCTGCCCGAGTTCCGCCTGCGGTGCTTGGGCATTCCGACGTTCGCTGCGGTGCGCGCCGACGTGGCCCGGCAGGACGGTTTCAGCCGGTTGGTGTGGCAGTACCTGGACGGCCACCGCTACCGTCTCGCCAGCTCCGACAAGGCCGACAAGCTGCTGGGCGAAGCCTACGAGCAGGCCAAGGAGTTCGTGATGCGCGGTGGGCAGCTGCCGGCCGAGCCGGTGGCGGAGATCACGCACGAAGAGCGCGAGGCGAAGCCGGCAAGCCGCGAGGAGGTGCAGCGGCACATGCACGACATCGCCCGTGAACTGCGCATCAGCGAGCCGGTGGAAGAGGGCGATCAGGAGGCTGCGGCATGAGCAAGGCCAGTGTCGTCCGCCTGCTGCACGCCGAGCGCTGCAGCCTCGATGAGATCGCCGCTGCGGTGCGCATGCCGCGCCGCAATGTCGCCTGGTTCATTCGCACCTGGATCGGCGGAGGCGCAGATGGCGACCGCTGAAGAGCTGCGCCGCGCCTTCGAGGCCAGCTACCACATGCGCGCCATGCACAAGCCGCGCGACAAGCCCCCGCTGTTCGAGATGGGGGAGGACGGCCGGGCACGCCAGAAGCAGTGGCTGGCCGGCTGGGACGAACGAGACGAACAACTGAGGAAGCCGAAATGACTGAGATCAAAGAGCCGGATTGGAGCGCAATCGAAACCATGCTGCTTGAGCTGTCGGCAGCGGATGCCAGTGATTTTGGCCGTGATGCCGTGTGTCGTCAGGCCTCTCGTCTTTCCCAGTGGCTGATCTATCGCAAGCCAGTGGGCATGGTGGAAGTGGCACTTTGCCAGAGCTGCGCTGGCGCTAAGGGAGGCTGCAATCAGTGTCAGGTGCCCGCTGGGCGGCCTGGTTTCGCGAAGGAAATTCTGCTTGGCGATGAGAGGTTCGACATTCTTCATGCCTTGGCTATTGCCGCAGTCGCCGCAGTCGCCGCCGCAGTCGCCGCCGCGCTCGCCCCGCAGTGGCAGCCGATTGAGTCGGCGCCGAAGGATGGGACGCGAGTTCTGCTGTGGGATTCGGCAGGAGACGGTCGTGCAATCACCGGGGCGTGGCGAGTTGATAGCGCCGACGACCACGAGACGTTTACACACTGGCAGCCGCTGCCCGCTCCGCCGGAGGTGGACCATGGCTGAGGTGATGATCGATATCAGCGGCGAGGACGGGGAACTGTCCGTCCAGAACCCCATGGGTTTTGACCTGCAGATCAACGGATGCGGCCTGTGCATCGACCTGACCCACGAGCAGGGGGCCGTTCTTTATGCCCAGCTGGGGGAGTTCTTTGCCGGCGACAGCGAGGAGAAGCCATGAAGCGCACCTTCCTGGTCGACCCGCAGGGCAACCGGAACTGGCCGCAGGTGCTGTCGCTGGTCGTGAGCGGCATCAACGACTGGATCAAGGGCGGCCCGGTGCAGATCACGCTGGACGAGCCGAAGCGGACGCTGGACAGCAATGCCTGCATGTGGGCCACGCTGGCCGATATCGCGCGCCAGGTCGAGTGGCCGCACACGAAGGCCGGGAACTGGACCATCGGGCTGATGGATTCGGACAGCTGGAAGGCCATCCTCACCGCCGCTTTCGAGCAGGAGACCAAGCAGGCCCAGGGCATCGGCGGCGGCACCGTCATGCTCGGCGCCCGGACCAGCCAGTACAGCCGCCGGAAGATGGGCGAGTTCCTCGAATTCACCCACGCGTGGGGCGCCGAGAAGGGCGTGAAGTGGTCCGCCCGCGCGCAGGACGAGCTGGCCGACTTCGGGCCGGTGCGGAGGGCTGCTGCATGATCCCGAGCAATCCGTACGGTTGGGGCCCGCCAATCATCACCTTGCATTGGCTGGTTGACCCGCGTGGCCTGGCGAACACCCTCAATCCGCTGGACCACCCGTGGAACTTTGCCCCCGCGACAGTGGCAAAGCACCGGCTCCGCTCGGTCATCCGTGCTGATCGGGAAGCGTGCGGCGACGGGAAGTGGGTTTGCAGGTCGCACGTGGATTTTGTCGGCATAGACGAGCGTGGGAACTTTCACTTCGAAACGGTCGGCAAGCCACGCTATCGCTGGGAGCACCGCCGATGAGGTCCAAGAACTCCAAGGCCTTCAGCCTGGCCGAGCGCGCCCACCTGCAAGCGGTGAAGGAGCTGCCATGCAGTCTGTGCAACGCGCCGCCTCCGTCCGCCGCGCACCACATCAAGCAGGGCTGCCACTTCACCACCGTGGCGCTGTGCCAAGACTGCCATCAGGGCAGCATCAACGGCTGGCACGGCCAGAAGCGCATGTGGCTGATCTACAAGATGGACGAGATCGACGCGCTCAACGTGACCCTGCAGCGGCTCGGTCAGGGCCTGATGAGGGCCGCAGCGTGAAAGAGCTGATCCTGCCGTGGCCCAGCAAAGACCTGTCGCCGAACGCGCGGGTGCACTGGTCGAAGCGGTCTGGCGCCTCGCGCCTGGCCCGATACCTCGCCGCGGTGACGGCGCTGGAGGCCGGGTGCAAGCGCTGGCCTCTACCCGAGGGCCGACTGCACCTGTGGGTCACCTTCCACCCGCCGACCAAGCGCCTGCCCGACGACGACAACATGCTCGCCCGGTTCAAGCCGTACCGGGACGGCATCGCCGACGCCCTGGGCATCGACGACAAGCGCTTCGTGAGCCACCCGCTGGTCAGCACTGAGGTGCGCAAGGGCGGCCAGGTCGTGGTGCGCCTGAGTGGAGGGCCTGAGGCATGACCCGCTGCGCCCGCATCCGCCAGTGGCTGATCGACAACCCGGGCTGGCACTTCGCCGGCGACGTCTCCGAAGGGCTGAGCGCGGTAGGCGACGAGCGCTACGCCGTATCCCATGCGCTGGGCGTCATGTCCAAGCGCGGGCTCCTCGCCATCAGCGGGATGAAGCATGGGTCGAAGCGCTACAGCCTGATTCGTCAGGCCCGCAAGTACGAACAAAAGGTGGGGTGACCCATGAACGCAGCACGCCCCCAATCCGTTGAACGCCCCCGCCGCGCAGCCATCATGGATAAGGCGCCACACCGCCAGTTCCATCGACCGGCGCTGCCTGTCGGGGTGGTGACGGTGAAGGCGGACGTGCAGCGGGTGGCCGAACGGGCACTGGCGAAGGTGAAGGAGGTCCGCCGGGCGCGCAGCTGCGGCACGCTGGTCTTTGCCGATCCAGATGGTCGGGTGTTCGCCCTTCGCAGCGAGTCGGTGAGCGCGGACACCATGGCGAGCAGCCACCCGGGATGGTTCGTCTGTGAGTACGCCGGACGGCACCGCGACGGCACGGCATCGGCTTGCCCGGGCGTGCAGGACATCGCCGAGGATCTGGCTTTCCACTTCGCCGAGATGGGCCGGGAGCTGCGGGAGATGCCAGAGCAGTTCGACCTGTGGGGCTTCCATGGGGCGTTCGCCGAGGCGCTGTTCCATCTGGCATCCAGGCAGAACCGGCGCCGCGCGCGCAGCCCGCGCCCTCCGTTGAACTTCCACCCAGCACGGGCGTAATGGGGCCATGAGCGACCGCCAGACGCCCGATACTTTCCATGCCCCTTCCAGTGCCATTTCGGCTGCATGGAGAAGGGCCATGGCCTCCGCGTATTACCCGGGCTGCCCGAATGCCGACTACAGCCATTGGCTGAAGACCGGCGAGGTGTGGCCCGGACAGGAAAGCGCCGCCCGGGGCGCGCAGTACCGGGACGACCAGCCGGCAGGTGTCGACAACAGCCAGCAGGCAGCACAGGGGTGCCGCGTTGCGGCGGGTGCGTCCGATGGGCTCACCGACACTTGCCCCCTGGGAACTGCCGATTCGCCGTTCCATCCGGTGTTCATCCCCAAGGCGCTGTTCGCCAAGGCTGCGCGGGAGCTGGGCTATGACGTGGCCAGCCTGCCGCGCGAGGGCGAGCAGAGGTACTTCGATTGGGTGGGCGGCGGGATCCGGTACTGGGAAGGCCATAGGACGATGCCCAATGGCCGGTAGGAAGCCCAAGGCGCCCGCTAACCAGACACGCAAGGCCGCTGCAACAAAGACCGGTCGGCCGTCGAGCTTCAACCCAGAGGTGGCGGAGCGCATCTGCATGCTTATCGCCCAAGGCAACAGCGTGCTGACAGCCTGCGAGGCAGAAGGGATGCCGAACGAATCCACCGTATTCAGGTGGCTTGCGACGGACGACCCCGATGGTGCCCTTGGCTTCGAAGCGTTCCGCAAGGATTACATGCGCGCGCGCGAGCTTCGGGCTGACGCGCGCTTCGAGCGCCTGGACGAGATCATGGCCGAGGTTCGGTCAGGCAAGTTGGACCCGGCAGCGGCCCGCGTGATGATGGACGCGATCAAGTGGCAGACCGGCAAGGAGAACGGCAAGCGCTACGGCGAGGCTGTGACCCTGAAGGGAGACAAGGAAAACCCGGTCGAGATCCGCAGCCCTCGACAGCTGAGCGACGCCGACCTGCTGGCGATTGCCGCAGGGGGCCTGCGTGGCGCTGACTGAAATCCGGCAGGCCGACGCGGCCGCTGAGCTGCTGCGGAGACGGAAGGCGCGGGAATCGCTGATTGGCTTCGCCCAGGCGATCAGCATCCCGGGCGCGCCCGTGGCCGAGGACCGCAACGAATGGCTCTTCCAGCCCGTCGAATCGGGCCTGGCTGCGCATCACCGCCTGATCCTAACGGCCGTGGAGCGCTGCATCCGCGCGCCGATGGGTCGCCTGATGCTTTTCCTTCCACCGGGCTCGGCCAAGTCTACATATGCCAGCGTGGTTACCCCGCCTTGGGCGCTCGCCCAGCGCGACGGCTACAAGGTCATCCTGTGCAGCTACGCGGCCACGCCTGCGGAGCGGCAATCGCGCCGGTGCCGCGCCATCGTCAACAGCGAAGAATACGCATCCATCTGGCCCGATCGGGTGATGCTGAAGTCCGGCAGCTCAGCGGTGAACGAGTGGGAGCTGACCAACGACTCTGGCCTGCTGGCCGCCGGCATCCTCGGCGCTGTGACCTCCGCGCGAGCCGACCTGCTGATCATCGACGACCCGGTGGCCGGCCGAGAGGAGGCCAACTCCGAGACGATCCGGAAGAAGACCCGCGAAGCGTACGACGACGACCTGCTGACCCGCCTCAAGCCTGGTGCCAGCGTGATCCTGATCCAGACCCGGTGGCATCCAGAAGACCTGGCCGGCTCGATCCTCCCCGAGGACTACAACGGCCAGAGCGGCCCGGTCATGTGCCGCGACGGGCAGCTTTGGGACGTGCTGTGCCTTCCCGCACGCGCAGAACGGGCCGACGACCCGCTGGGCCGCAAGGTGGGCGAGTACCTGTGGCCGGAATGGTTCCCGCCCGAGCACTGGCGCCAGTACGAGCAGAAGACCCGCACCTGGGCCAGCCTGTACCAGCAGCGGCCGCGACCCGACGAGGGCAACCAGTTCGAGTCCACCTGGTTCGAGTGGTACGACGAGGACGACGTGCCCAATCAGCTGCGCATCTACGGAGCCAGCGATTACGCGGTCACGAAGAAGTCCCTCACCAACGATCCGGACTTCACCGAGCACGGCATCTTCGGCGTGGACCAGGAGGGTGATATCTGGATCCGCGACTGGTGGTATGGCCAGGACGAATCGGACGTGACCATCACCGCTGAGCTGAAGCTGGCCAAGCGCTGGCGCCCGGTGATGACCTACGGCGAGTCGGGCGTGATCGAGAAGGCTATTGGCCCGTTGCGCGCCCGCCTCACCCGGGAGCTGAAGGTGAGGGTGATGCGGGAATGGCTGCCCAGCGTCAGCGACAAGGTGTCCCGCGTCGCCGGCTTCCGAGCCCGGGCGCATGCCGGCACCGTGCACCTGCCGCGCGGCAAGGCCTGGGCGAACCGGCTGGTGGACCAGCTGGTGGCCTTCAACGGCCTGCCCGGCAACCAGGACGACGGCGTGGACGTTTGCGGCCTGATCGGCCGGGCGCTCGACGACATTCGTGACGCCCATAAGCCCTCCGTTGAACGACGGGATGCGGTGGTGCCCTATACCCGCAAATGGCTGGAATCCCGGCCCGAGGATTCGAACGACGTGGCTGACCGTAGGAGACGCGCCCTGTGACGCCCGAAAACACCGATTTCGCCTTCGTGGATGCGCTGGACGCCGACGCGATGGCCGAGCAGGAGCGGGCGGCAGAGGCCAATCGCATCCTGCAGGAAGAGGCCGATGTCGGCGCCTGGCAGAAGCGCATCGATTTCGCCCGCGAGTTCGACAAGGACGCCCGCAAGGGCTATGCGCGTGACCGGCGCTACTGCCGCGGCTCTTCTGACCCCCAGGTCTTCGACGTGTCCGTGCCCATCGCGGCCACCTACGTGAACATCCTCACCGGCTTCCTGTACGCAAGGAACCCGGAGGCCAGCGTGCAGCCGGCCGACAGCGCGGGATCCAGCCGGACGGAAGACGCCAAGCTGCTGGCCCGCACGCTGGAAATCGTCATCGAGTCGCTGTGGAAGAAGGGCAGGCTCAAGGCAGTGGCCGACCCGTTCGTGCGTTCGGGCCTGAGCGTGGGCCTGGGCTGGTTCAAAGCCGCATGGCACCGCGAGACGGGCCGCGACCCGGCCACTGAGCACCAGATCGGCACCCTGCGCGACCAGATCGCCGCGCTCCAGGCCACCGAGCGCCAGCTGGCCGAAGGCGACGCGCCGAACCCCGACGAGCTGCGCGCCATGTACGAGCAGCAGATGGCCAGCCTCGAGCAGGGCGTGGAGACGGTGATCTCCAGCTCCTTGGTGCTGGACTTCGTGCGCGCCGAGGACATGCAGTGCGCCGTGTCGCTGCCGTGCCTGCGCGATTACGTGAACAGCCCGTGGAACGCGCAGCGCATCTTCATGACGGTGGCTGACGCCAAGGCGGCTTATCCGGAACATGCAGAGCGCCTGGACAGCGCAACGAAGTACTACAACGTCCGCCCGACCGATTCGGAGAAGGACGCGGGGAAGATCACCGACACCGACGCGGACGCCTACTCGACCGGCAGCGCCGGCCAGGCGACAGCCAGCGGCGATGAGGCCTGCGTCTGCCTGTGGGAGATCTGGAACCTCAAGACCCGGCAGTTCGCCACGATCGCGGTGGGGCTGAAGCGCTACCTGCGCGCCTGGGTGACGCCGGACCAGGCGACCAGCCGGTTCTACCCGTTCTTCCAGTGGGCGCCGCTGTGGGTCGACGGCCGCCGGCACCCGCAGTCACTGGTGGACCGTTCCCGCGAGCTGCTAGACGAGTACGACCGGATCCGCACCAACTACCGCGAGCACCGCCGCCGCGCCATTCCGAAGCTGGGCTTCGATGCTGGTGCAGTCGAGCCGGAAGAAGCCGACAAGATGAAGGCCGGCGCCACCGGCGAAATGGTGGGGCTGAACCTCAACGGCGCATCGCCGAACACCGTGGTCTTCCCCATCCAGTACAACCAGATCGACCCGGCGCTCTACGACACGTCCACCATCCGCTCCGAGCTGGAACTGATCTGGGGCATCCAGGAGGCGCTGTCGTCCACGATCACCGTGGCCAAGACCGCCACCGAGGCCGACATCCAGCAGCAGGGCACAGAGTCCCGCATCGGCTACGCCCGCGACTCGCTGGACGAGGTGCTGAGCGACTTCGCGCAGTACACCGCCGAGCTGTCCATGTCGCCCAACGGTCTGACGCATGAGGACGTGGTCAGCATCGCGGGTCCGGAGGCGTTCTGGATCAACACCGACCAGGTGTCGATGATTGAGGCGCTGGTGGCGGTCGATATCCGCGCCGGTTCGTCGGGCAAGCCGGCCACGGCCATGAAGCAGCAGCAGTGGTCGGTGCTCCTGCCGCAGCTGCAGCAGGCCGTGATGCAGATCGGCGAGATGCGCGGCGCGTCGCCGCTGGACATCGCCGACAGCCTGGAACAGCTGGTGGTGGAAACCATCAAGCGCACCGGTGATACCGGCATCGACCCGTACTCGATCATCCCGCAGGCGCCGCCGATGAAGCCCGTGGTGCCCGGCATGCCTGGTGCACCTGGCCCCGACGGCCTGCCCGTGCCGGCCGCCAACGACCCGGCCGCGATGGCCCTGCAAGACCCCGGCATGCAGCTGCCGCCTGAAATGCTGCCGCCCCAACTCCCCGCCGCCTAAACGAGGAACCACCATGCCGAACCCCAACGAAGCCGCGCAGGCCGCTGCGCCTGCCCCCGAAACCGACCAGACCGTCACCGAACAGGTGGAAGCGCCTGCCGCTGAGCAGCTGGACGCCTTCTCCGCCGGTGTGGAGGAAGCCCGCGCTGCCGAGACCGCCGAAGCTGCGCCCGCCGTCGTGCCGCCCGCCGATGAAGCTGTGCCGGCTGCTGTGGAAGGCGAGGGCGCGCCGCCTGCCGCCGCGGCAGAAGGGGTGGATCCGGCGGCAGACCCTGCTGCGGCACCAGCAGCTCCGGCCGCCGCCGCAGTGCCCGCTCAACCTGAAGTGCCCCAGTCCGTCGATGACGAGATCAAGGACCTGGGCATCACCAACGAGCGCACCCAGAAGCGGTTCCGCGAGCTGTCCGAGCGGGCCAGCGAAGCCGAGAGCCTGCGGGACCGCGCGGGCAAGGTGACCGACTGGGAACAGACCATCGAGCGCACCGGCACCAACCCGCAGCAGTTCGGCGCCACGCTGCTGTACCTGACCGACATCAACTCCGGTGACCCGGTGCGCATGAACCGCGCCTACGACACCATGCAGGCCGAGTTGCAGTTCCTGGGCCAGAAGCTGGGCCGGGAGGCGCCGGGCTTCGACCCGTTGAGCGCGCACCCGGACCTGGCCGAGAAGGTGGCATCCGGTGACCTGACGCGGGAGGTCGCCGCCGAGCTGGTGCAGAGCCGGCAGCGCGGTGTGCTGCAGACCGAGCACCAGCAGAACCAGCACCGCGCATCGCAGGCCGAGCAGGCCCAGCAGCAGGCCCTGCAGGAGGTTGCGGCCATCGGCCAGCAGCTGCGCGCCGGCGACCCGCAGTTCCAGCAGAAATTCGCCTTCTTGGCGCCGACGGTGGAGATCATCCAGGCCACCCTGCCACCGGCGCAGTGGGCCACGGCGATCCAGCAGGCATACCAGCGTCTGCCGGCCATCGCGGCTCCGGCGCCGGCAGCACCGGCTGCGCGTCCGAACAACCCGGCCCGCGCCAGCGCCGCACCCGCCGCGCCCGCAACCCCGAAGAACCCCGCCGACGCCTTCTCCTACGGCGTGGCAGAAGCCCAGGCGCAGGGCCGATGAGCTGGCCGGTCCCGTCGAAGCTGGCGCGGCAGATCCACGCCATCCTGATCGTGCGCTACGGGATGTGGGGCTGATCCGTTGCACATGGGTTGGCGGCTGGGATTCTGGCCGCTATTCCAGCAACCCCCACCAGCGGAGCCGCCAGCCATGACCGAAAAGCCCTCAGTTGTCGCAGCACGCGCAGGTTTCACGTTCGCCCTCGCCTTTGGTGCAGCACTGGAGCTGCTGAAGGACGGATGCCGCCTCGCCCGCGACGGGTGGAACGGCAAAGGCATGTTCGTCTACCTGGTGCCGCCGGCTACCTACGCCGTGCAGACCGGCGCGGCCAAGGAGTTCTTCGGCGAAGGATCGATGGTGCCGTACAACGCCTACTTCGCGATCAAGAACGTGGACGACACTGTCAGCACTTGGGTGCCGAGCGTCAACGACTGCTTGGCCGAGGACTGGTACGTGCTCATGGATGCTGATGCCGCTGCCTGACCCCCCGGCCGCGGCATGACGCCACAGACCCCGCTTCGGCGGGGTTTTTCTTTGGTCCGTTGACAGTGCTGGCCGCTATCACATAGTCGCCCCATCGGCAGATGCCGACACCGCGTGTGACGTAAGCCGGGTTCGCCACCGGTAGTGCTGGAAGAGGGTTCGCACTCCTCGAACGCGGAAAGACCACAGGCCCCACGGGCCTCCTTCTTTCCCTTCGAGGCTACAACCATGCCCTTGACCACTGCCCAGATGCTGGCCGGTGCCAATCGTCAGATGGAGTCGTACGCAACCAACGACCCCATCGACCAGTTCTCCACCGAGCGCCCCTTCGCCTCCTGGCTGATCGCCAACAAGAAGGAGTCGACCTTCGGTAACGGCATCTTCTTCGAGAAGGTGCGGATCTCGAACGACTCCAACTACCAGAACTACACCGGTGACGACCAGGTCACCTACAACCGGAAGGACACCGTCCGGAAGGCGCCGTACCAGCACTACGAAGCGCACGACGGCTTCACGCTGAACGAAACCGAGCTGGCCAACAACGGCATCATCCTGACCGACGACAAGAACGCCGTCATGTCGGACGCCGAGAAGATCCAGATCGTCAATCTGCTCGACGAGAACTGGTCGACCCTGAAGGATGGTTTCCAGGAAAACTGGGACATCGAGGTCCACCTGGACGGCTCGACCAACCCGAAGGCCGTTCCGGGCCTGGACGCGCTGGTCAGCACCACCCCGAACGTGGGCGTCATCGGCGGCATCGATGCGGCGACCTCGCCGTACTGGCGCAACTTCGCCGACATGGGCATCAGCACCGCCACCGCGGGCAACCTGATCAGCCACATGGAGACCCTGTGGCGCCAGACCATCACCTACGGAAAGATGGGCCAGCCGAACGCCATCTTCGTGGGCGCGGCCATGTACGACGCCATCCAGGCTGACGCGCTGAAGGTGATGTCGCGCCAGATCACCATCGGCGCCAACGCGACCGGCGGTATCACCCTGGATCCGTCCACCAAGGCGCTGTCCTTCAAGGGCGTGCCGGTCGTGTGGGATCCGTCCTTCGAGGTCATCGACGCCCGCCTGGGTGCGATCACCTACCCGTGGACCAAGCGCGGCTACTTCCTCAACAGCAAAACCCTGACCCTGCGTCCGGTCCAGGGCCGCTGGATGGTGAAGCGCACCCCGCCGCGTGTGTACGACCGCTACACGCACTACTTCGGGCAGACCGCCGATTACGGCCTGACCATGAAGAAGCGCAACAGCAACGCGGTCTTCTCGATCGCCTGACCCACATCAGCCGGCGGGGCAGCCCCTCGCCGGCGGGAGACCTGAAATGCCGAACATCAAAAAGATCGCAGTCCCCGGCACCGTCACTGCAGGCGCAGCCGTGGCTCTGAACGTCACCCCGCTGCTCGGTGGCCAGGGCCGTGAGGGCCTGCTGTACGGTCCGGCCGGCGGCCTGGGCACCGGCGTGGTGCAGCTGCAGGGCGCGCCGAAGAAGCCCGACGGCACCGCCGACACCTACACCACCATCCAGACGCTGAACTCGGCGACCACCTTCCCGGTGGAAATTGCCGACCTGCCGGATTTCATCCGCGCCAACGTCACCACGGCCCCGGCGGCCGCAACCGAGCTGACGCTCGAGGGGGTCCAGTAATGGCCAAGACCAAAATCCCGCACGTGCTGCTGCTGATCGATCGCGACGCCAGCACGAAGCTCCCGACTCTGGTGCCGGAGTACGAGCAGCCGATCCTCGAAGAGATCTACGGGGAAGAGCTGGTGCACGAAGTCGAGGACAAGGCCCAGGACATCGAGGTCGAGGACTTCGATGTGCAGAAGGCGTACGACGGCCTGGTCAGCAAGTACCAGAACACCCCCGAGGGCGACCGCGCGCGCAAGGTCTTCTACCCGAAGGTGCGTGACTTGGAGAAGCGCCTCAAGTCGCTGGGCGTCAAGGCGGAAGCTGCGTCGGATGACGAGGACGACGCTGCCGACAGCCTGACCAGCGGCACGATCGCGCAGATCACCGCGAAGCTGGGCGGCCTCTCCGATGACGAGCTGGATCAGCTGGCTGACGAGGAATCGGCCGGCAAGGACCGCGCCGGCGTCCACGCTGCGATCGAAGCCGAGCGCGAGAAGCGCACCGGCGACCAGTAACCCTCCGCTGGCGGCGGGGGTGGCGGCCAGCTGGGGTGACCTTGCTGGCCGTCTTTTCATCGGGAACCACCATGGCAGATCCCATCAGCTACAACTGCGAGTGCGACGACGATTACCCCAAGACCACGCTGGTCGAGATGCGGAAGCGTCTCCTGCGTCGCCTCGGGTTCGCCGCGCAGGCCAACAACCCGCCCCCGGGCATGGCCGATCTGCTCAACGACTTCATCACCAGTGCGCAGGAGCTGCTGTTCCGGCGCTATTCCGTATTCCGGCGCGAGCGGTTCTACACCTGGAATCTGGTGGCCGGCACGCGCTTCTACGACCTGGACGCCAACGCCGACGCCTGCACGAAGCGGCTGGATGCCCGGATGATCAGCTGGGCGGGCCTGTCCCAGGGCGACGGCAACTGGCGCCCGCTGTACTGCGGCATCGACCCCGTGCAGTACACCTCGCGCGGGCCGGGCATCCCGAGCCATTACGATGTTCGGCAGTGCATCGAGCTGTGGCCGGCGCCTGCTGACACCAGCTGGCAGCTGCGAATCAAAGGCCAGTTCGGACTGCTGCCGCTGGCTGCCGACGGCGACTACACCACTGTGGACCCCGAGGCGATCTTCCTCCTGGCGCTGGCCAACGCCAAGGCCCACTACGGTCAGCCTGACGCCGGCAACTACGCATCGCAGCTGCAGTCCTACGTGCGCGACCTGGTGCGCGGTGGGCACCTGACGCGGCGGTACATCCCCGGTACGTCTGACCCGCGCAATGCCGTTCGCCCTGTGCCGGTGGGCGGCTGGCCGGAGGATGCCCCGTGAAGCAGCAGTCGCTCTCTGCGGTCAAGGCAGGCATGACCCGGCTGCGCACCAAGGGCGGGGCGTCGACCGATTCGGTTTACGACCTGGTCAACGGCTACGTCACCGCCGCGCGCACGATCACCTGCCGCCCGGGCTCGCGCATCGCTTACCAGCTGCCACCGGGCACGAAGGGTCTGGTGTTTTTCCAGGGCAAGTTCGTGGTGTTCGCCAATGTGGTGATCCCGTCGACTTCGCCGAACGTCGAAATCGAGGTGCTGCGGCATCCGGAGAACGCCGGCGCGGCCATCAAGCAGATCCACTTTGCCATGCCCTTCCTGGGCTTCCTGTACGTGGTGGCCGAGTTCGAAGGCGGGGATGTCTTCCACTACTGGCTCGAAAAGGGCGAGATCTGGCAGCCCAACAAGACCTATTTCCCCGGGACGCTGATCCGCCCATCCACCGGCAACGGCCTGGCCTACCGCCTGGAGGGCGATACGTCGGCCTATCTGCCGTGGGCGGCGAACGTAGCGCGCGCGTTAGGCGATGTCGTCGTGCCCACCACCGACAACGGCTACAAGTACACCGTCATCGAGACGACCGGGTCCGCAGCGCGCTCCGGAACGACTGAACCGGTGTGGCCGACCAACGCCGGGGAAACAGTCTTCGAGGACGCAAATGTGCAGAACGCACTGGGATCCAACACAACCAACACGCCGGCGGTTCCGCCCAACGTGAAAGACCGCTACGGCACGGGGAATGGCTGATGGCAGTTCCTCTCTGGCAACCTGGCACCCTCTATCAGCCCGGCGACATCGTCCAGCCGATCACCGCGCCTCCGCCGACCGCGGCGCAGGTGGAAAACGGCGACTTCGCCGCCGGCAACGTCAACTGGGACTTCACCGGCGGCGCTGAGTTCTCGACCACCGGCGGGTATTCCGGGAACGGCAACTGCGTGCGCATGCCCGGCAACATCGCCGACGGCCTGGCGCTCAACCGGACCAAGCTGGTGGTTCCCAGCACTGGCAGCACCTTCGACGCTACGGCGATGATCCAGCAGGGCGCCTCGATCAGGGGCGCGACGCGTGGCTGGGTGGAGGTCCGCTGGTTCGACATCGACGACGTGCAGATCGGGGCAGAGCGCGGCAACGTCGTCGACGACGGCAGCGGTGGCGCCTGGCACCAATCCAAGGTCACCGCGACGCGCCCGGCGGGGGCCGCCTATGCCCGCGCAGGTATCGCGCTGTTCTCGGTTGCGGACCACAACCACCCGATCTGGGGCGACAACCTCACCGTCTCCGGCACCTTCGCTGGCCTGCCAGACGGGCTGGTTTACAAGGCTGTGCAGCCGGAATCGGGGTTTTCCGCGCCCGACGAACCCGCGTGGCCGCCCATCCTTGGCCAGCAGGTCATCGACAACGAGGTCATCTGGGAGGCCGTCGCGTCGACCCGGGTCACCTGGGAGGCCTCGCCGCTGTATGTGAGCGGCGCAGTTGAGCCGGTCTGGCCCACCGAGATCGGCGGGTTCGTCCGCGACGGAACGATCAACTGGAAGACGGTGTCGCGCCGGGTGGAGGACCCGAACTGCCCGAACACGAAGGTGGTGGTAATCGGCGCAAGCAAGGTGTTCGCAGCAGATGACGACATCGTGCGGTACAGCGCGACCGTGAATCCGCTGGACTGGACCTCTGCTGATGATGCGGGATACCTGCCGGTCGGGCTGCAGAACTACGGGTCCAACCCGATGGCCGCGATGGGGCTCTACCGCGGCAACCTAGTCGCCTTCAATTCCGAGGGCTTCCAGCTCTGGCAGATCGACGAAGACCCGGCCAGCATGGCGTTCATCGACGCTCTGCCTTTGGGCAGCACGCAGCACAAGTCGATCGCGCCGATCTCCAATGACCTGCTCTTCGCTTCATCCCAGGGCATCCGGTCCATTGGCATCGCCGCCAGCTCGACCAACTACCAGGCCGGCGACGTGGGCATGCCCATCGACCCGCTGGTTGAACCGCTGATGCGCTCGGTCACCGCCTCTGGTGGGCGCTCCTTGGGCCTCTACTACCCCAGCGCCGGCCAGTACTGGCTCGCCTTCGTGAACCGGCAGCCGCAGGGGCCGTCGATCTTCGGCAAGGCCCCGGACGTGCGCCAGTTCGAGGCGTACAACTACCGTTACCTGGTTTCGCCCGGGGATAGCCCGATCGCGTCGGTGGCCCTGCGCGACAGCGAGCTGCCGGTGGGCTGGTCGATCGACATTGAGGGCCAGCTGACCGGACCCACGGCCACGGCTGGCGTCTTCGATTACGTGATCCGGGTGACGGACGAGGCCGGGCTGTTCGTCGACCTTCCCGACCAGATCGAGGTATTCGTGCAGGAGATCCTGCCGCCGCAGCTGTCGGACTGGCGCTACAAGCAGGTGGCCAGGAATGACGCCACCGACTATTCGGCGCCAGGCTACGACGATTCGGCCTGGCTGGTGGGCACCGCGCCGTTCGGGAGCTGGGAGGCGGGCTACGACGCGGACGACGTAGCTGATGGCGCGCCGACGGGTCTGATCTTCGCCCCTCAGTACGACCCGCGCTTTGCCAGCCAGTTCGCCACCGGCTGGACCACGAACACGCGCCTCTGGCTGCGCCGAAAGCTGACGCTCGCGGTAGTCCCTACCGGTGGCGTGTCGGTCGTTGCCTACATCGAGGACAACTGCCGCTTCTTCGTCAACGGCGTGCTGCAGTTCTCATCGCCGGTCAACCATAACGGCGGGGTCGGGCAGAAGTTCGTGCTGGCGCCGGGGCAGCTGGTGGTTGGCGTGAACTCCATCGCCATCGAATGCAACGACGAGGCGCCGGCGCCCAGCGCGAGCGTGGTCTATGCCGACTTCATCCTGGAGCCAGAATGAGCACCCAATTCTTCGTCTATTCGATCAGCTCCGTGGGTTCCGTCGGTGCGTGGTCGCGCTATGTCTTCCCGTTCAACGTGGACGAGTGGTGCCTGGGAGGCGACAACCTGTATCTGCGCTCGGGCGATTACATCCATGTGATGCAGGAGGACGTGCTCGGTGACGAGATCGCGCCGGGGTTCATCGAACCGGTGGTGGGCGAGATCCAGTGGCCCTGGCTGGATTTCGGGCAGCCCGGAGTCACGAAGAGCCTCTACGGCTTCGACGTGGTGGGTACGGCCGACGTGGCTGTGTCCTTCGGCTACGACCAGAGCAACGGCGGCTACTTCACCGACCCTTACCCCGTCCCCGGCGACACCGTGCCGGGCATGGTCATTCCGATGCCGCTTTCTGCACCGTCGCTGTCGGTCAAGCTCACCTATGACGGGTCCCAGCTGTGGCAATGGAACGCGTTCAGCCTGTGGCTGCAGGACCTGCGGGGAATGTCGTGAATCCGTTGAACGCCCGGCTGGCGCTGGAAGAATCTGCCCATGCAGAAAGCGTACCTGCCCTCCAATGTCATCCCGTGCCGGCCGGTGCACCTGATTGCGCTGGCCGAGGTGATGCGCGAAACCGAGCAGGCTCAGCTGCTGGCCGTGCTGGGAACGCAGGCCTACGACCCGGATACCGCTGCGCACTGGCTGATCAACACCTGGGCGCAGTCAGCGCCCTTCGCGCTCACGGTGGTGGGCAGCGATGGCATGCCGGCGGCGGCTGGTGGCTTCCACCCGGTAGCACCGGGCGTCTGGCAGTCGTGGATGGTCGGCTCGGAGCAGGGCTGGGCGGAACAGTGGCGGTCGATGACGAAGGCCACGCGCTGGCTGATCGACTCGCTACTGGAGACGCAGGCACACCGGGTGCAGACCAGCGCCATCACCACGCGCGAGAAGGCCATCGAGTGGTTCGAGCGGTCGCTGGGCATGCTCCCGGAGGGTGTGTCGCGCGGATACGGCATAAGGGGCGAGGACATCGCCCACTTTTACAGATTGCGGGGTGAGTGATGGGCGGCGGAAGCAACGGCTCGGCCACGAAAGCGGCGCAGGAAGAATCCTGGCGCCAGAACAACATCGATCAGGCCGTCAACCAGATCAACGGCATCTACAACGGTGCTGCCCGCAACGCCGAGATCGACGACTTCCTGGCGGCGACACGCTCGTTCTATTCGAAGGAGCTGGAGCGGCAGAAGGGCGTAGCCGACCGCAGCCTGCGTTTTGCCATGGCACGAAACGGGCTCACCGGCGGTAGTGCATCGATCGACGCCAACCGCACCCTGGGTGAGAACTACCAGTCCGGCATCTTGGCCGCTGACCGCCTTGGCCAGCAGGCTGCTGCCGACCTGAGGACGGCGGATGACACTTCGCGCATGAACCTGATCTCGCAGGCCAGCACGGGGATGGGACTCACCAGCGGCGCGCAGCAGGCCGCGCAGGCGATGCAGGCCAACCTGGAGAGCGGGCGAGGCGCCATGAAGGCGGACGCCCTGGGTGACGTTTTCGGCGGCTTGGCCAATATCTACACCAACAGCAAGAACATGGCCGAGGAGCGCCGCGGTAGCCGGGCCTATGGCCTGATCTATCAGCCCGGCTTCGGCGCCGGGGCAGGTGGCCGATGAGCCTGGACACGACGGCAGGTCTGGTCGTGCTGGAGGCGCTCATGGCGCCGGTCAGCTGCCCGTCGCTGGTCGACATCCAGCGCCTGCAGGAGGCCACCGCGCTGCTGCCGCAGCAGGACCTGCCCGTCGAGCATACGTTCCTGCCCGGGCAGTACCTGCGGAAGCTGGTGATGCCGGCCGGCACGCTGGTGGTGGGGAAGCGCCACCGGCACCAGCACGCGCTCATCGTCACGGGCCACGTCACCGTGCGCACCGAAGACGGGATGGTCGAGCTGCAGGGCACCCACGTCATCGACTCTCAGCCCGGCATGAAGCGGGCTATCTACGCACATGCGGACAGCGTGCTGATCACCTCGCACCTGACCGAAGAAACCGATCTCGACAGGGTCGAGGCCTACGTAATCATGCCGGACGACGCTGTTCTGGAAATCGAAGGGGAAGCAAAATGACCTGGGTCGCAACTGCCATTGCCATCATTGGCGCCGGTGTGAACTACCACAACACCGAGCAGACGAAAAAGCGTCAGGACAACGAGCTTGGGCTGCAGATTCAGCAGCGTGCGGCGCGGCAGGACGAGGCCGACAAGGAGGTCATGAAGACCGTTGCGGAACGGGCTGCGAACAGTGGCGATTCCGCGCGGTCCTCGATGCTCGATCAGTACATGAACCAGGTACGGGCGGCGCAGGGTTCGGCAACTACTGGACTGCGCCAGGTCGGCGGCGTGTCCGATGCCTACCGTCAAGCCGCGAACGATGCCGCGCTGGGCATCAGCGACTATGCCGGCGACACGGCCAGCCTGATGAGCCGCATCGACGCGCCGGTGCGCCAGCGGCAAGGGGAGGCCCAGCAGAACGCGCAGCTCAGCACCGCGCTCAGCCTGATCGGAAACCGTTCCGCCGGGCAGGACTTCCTGTCCAACCTGCGCCTGCAGGGCATCCGCCGCAACCCGGGGTTGGATGCGTTCGTCCAGGTGGCGAACGCCTACGCCGGTTCCGCCGGCGGTGGCGGGGGCAGCGCGGACACCGCCGGCCTGTCGAGCCAGGCCAACAACATCACAGCCGCCAACAACGGTGCGATCTTCGCCAACAACTCCAAGCGCTGGGGCTACTGACATGGCAGACCTGATGTCGATTCTCCAGGCCAACGCCGCGCCGCCGCAGGGATGGGCCTCGGTGGGCCAGGCACTGGCCGGGCTGGGCGGCGCCGGCCGCCAGAACGCCTACGACCGGGGCATGGCTAAGGCCGCGCAGCTGGACCAGCTGGTGCAGACCGCGCGCTTCAGCCGCGAGAAGGCGATGGAAGCCGAGGACGCGCGCAAGGGGCGCGGCGGGTTCGCGCCGGCGGCGATCGCAGCGGGCATTCCCGAGGCGCAGGCCGGCCTGCTGTCCAGCGCGCTGATGGCCGGTTACGACCCGACGAAGGTCAGCGGCTACCTCGGTGATGCCCAAGAGCAGGACTTCCGCCAGGGAGCCGTCGGCCGGGCGCTGGCCGGGGACTTCGGCGGCGGCAACGCCTACCTGATGGGCGTCGCGAACGGCCCGGTCGAGCTCGCCTCGGTGCAGGGCCAAAACCTTATCAACAACCGGCTGTTGGAGGGTGGCGGCGGCATCAGCACCACCGAGCAGGGCCGCGCAGGCATCGCTGCGGACGCGGCGCGGGCTGCGGCCAGCTACGCCAGCGCGAACAGCTCGAACGCTTCTGCGGCGCGCACCCGGCAGGGCATGGCCTTGGACCGCGCCGACGTCCTGGGCGGCGGTGGCGGCCGGCCGTCGAGCAAGGCGCCAAGCGGTTACCGGTGGACCAGCGACGGGCGATTGGAAGCCATCCCCGGCGGCCCGGCCGACAAGCCCTTCGGCAGCGGCGCATCGGAGGATGAGCGCAAGGCCGCAGGCTGGCTGGGCCAGGCCAACCGCGCCTTGGCAAACATGGAAGATTCGTTGTACCGCACCGATGCCCAGGGCAACCGCCTGCTCGATGCCGCTGGCCAGCCCATTCCGACCGGCGCGGATACGCCCGGGTTCCTGGAGCGTTACTCGCCGAGCGAAGAGCTGAGCAACCGCAGCATGAGCCCAGAGCGCCAGCGCTACGCCAACGCGTCGTCGTCCCTGTCCGAGGCCCTACTGCGCGCTGCAACCGGCGCCGGTGTCAACGAATCGGAAGCGCGGCAGAAGGTCGCCGAGCTGACCCCGCAGCGCGGCGATTCGGAAGCCGTCAAGCAGCAGAAGATGCGTGGTGCTGCCGGCTACATCGAGGACCTGCGCGCGCGGGCTGGGCGCGCCTTGCCGGACAACGCCACTCGCGGCAGCGCCGCAGCAGCCTTCGGCGGTGCCGCGCCCATGCAGGTGGGTGGTGGGGTCCGTCCCACCACCGGCCAGGCCCCGGCAATCGGCACCACCCGTGGCGGCTATCGCTACACCGGCGGTGATCCTGCCGACCGCAGCAGCTGGGAGCGTCTCTGATGGCCGCGCCTTGGGAGGAATACCAGCAGGTCCGCGCAGGTGCGCCGGCCAATGCTGTCACCGCGCCGACCGTCGAACGCGGGCCGTGGGACGACTACCAGCAGGTCAGTGCCGATCTGCCGATTACGGACCTGCCGGCGGTCCAGGCCGAGCGCCCCGATTTCAGCGGGGTCACGGCCACTGTCGACAGCACCGCAGACGGCCGGCAGGCCGACGGCTGGATGGCTGGCCCGCTCCGTGATGCGCTGTTCGGCGCGCGCTCGGTGCTGCAGGGCACCGGCAGCCTGATCGGTGCACTCGGCGGGGACGCGCTCGGCGCGCTGGAAACGAAGCTGACCGGCCGCCCGGTGGCAAGCTTCCGCGACAACGCATCGCGCCTTGCTGATGCAATCGGGTTGCCTCAGGCGCAGACCGCCGGAGATCGTATTTATGGCGACATTGGAGAGGCGCTGACCGGTACGGGCCTGACCCTGGGGGCTGGCGGCCTGGCAAATGCCGGCCGCTCTGTGGTGCCAACGGTCGCGCGCGCCGCGCCGGCGCCGCAGGCGATCCCGTCTATCGGCCAGCGCGGGATCGAGCTGCTCACCGCGCAGCCAGCGCTGCAGGTGGCCAGTGCGACTACCGGTGCTGCAGCTAGCTCTGGTGCGCGCGAAGCCGGCGCGAATCCTCTCGTGCAGGCGCTGGCAGGGTTTGCCGGCGGCCTCACGCCTGCAGCAGCGAGCGCAGGCGTTCCTGCGCTCTTGCGTGGCACTGCTCGAGGCGGTGAGACCGGACGCAGGGCGCTGGAGCAATCGATCGAGGATTTCGACGTCCTCGGCGCGACGCCCTCGGTTGGCCAAGGCACCGGGAGGTGGTCTGCGCAGGGTGCCGAGAGCCTGCTCGCAGGCGGCCCTACCAGCGGCGGCGTGATGCGGCGGTTCGCCGAGGGACAGAACGAGCAGATCGGCGAAGGGCTGGGCGAACTGAGCAACCAGCTGGCCAAGAACATCAGCGGCGAGCGCGCCGGCCGCGCCATCGAGCGCGGCGTGAACACGTTCTCGAAGAACACCAACGCCATGCGCAAGGCGCTGTACTGGCAGGCCGATCAGCACATCCCGAGCGACACGGCGATCGGGGTTCCCAACACGCAGCGGGCACTGGCGGAGCTGACCACACCCGTGGCCGGCGCCGAGGCCACCACTGGCGCGCAGATCAGCCCGAAGATCCAGCGCATGGCCGACACGCTCGCCGAGGACGTGGCAGCGGCGCAGCAGGCTGGCCAAGCCGGCATCCCGTATGAGGCGGTGAAGCGGATCCGCAGCCAGATCGGCGAGGAACTGTCCGATTTCTCCCTCTCCACCGATCGACCCACGGCGCAGCTGAAGCAGCTCTATGCATCCCTGTCGCAGGACCTGGAAGCGGCCGCGCAGGCGCAAGGCCCTGCTGCAGTGGCTGCCGTGAAGCGCGCCAACACCTACTTCAAGGCGTCGGCCGATCGGTTGGAAACGCTGGAGCGCGTGGTCGACAAGAACGGCGGTCCGGAGAAGGTGTTCCAAGCTGCGATGGCCGGCACCAAGGACGGCGCTACGACCCTGCGCGCGGTGATGCGCTCTCTGCCCGAGGACAGCCAGAAGGCTGTCAGCGCCGCGGTGATCAAGCGCATGGGGCTGGCCACTCCTGGTGCGCAGAACGCAGCCGGCGACGCCTTCAGCCCCAACACGTTCCTGACCAACTGGGGCAGTATCAGCCCGGAGGCACGCCGGACGCTGTTCGGCCGCTATGGCAAGGAGTTCAGCGACAACATGGACAAAGTTGCCAGGGTCGCCGAGCGCATTAAGGAAGGGTCGGAGGTCTTCCGCAATCCCAGCGGCACCGCGAACCGCGGCGCGGCGATTGCCTATCCTGCCACCCTCGCAGGCTTGGTGATCACCGGCCAAGCGGGACCGGCTGTGGTCGCGGCTGGCGGTGGGGCCCTGGCCAACGGGCTTGCCCGGGCGATGACCAACCCGAAGTTCGTTAAGTGGCTTGCGCGGGCGACGGAAATGCCGGTGGGTGCGCTGCCGGCGCAGCTCAACGTGCTGAAGCGCATGAGCGCGGAGAACGATGATGAATCGATTGCCGAAGTGGCAGACGCGCTGGCGGAATCAGGCGTAGGGAGCGCCGAGGCCCCAGAACAATAGGTAGGCGGCGCAAGCGGCAAGCGCCAGCAGTAGCACGGAAACGGAAGCAGGGATCCAGAAGCGATCCCACCAGGTGAGCGGGTGCTTCGCATCGAACGCCCGTGCTCTATTCGCGCCAGTGATCTTCTTCCACGCCTTGGCCGGGTGGAAGTGGCCGGTGCCTTGCCAGCGGTCGCTCATGGGTTCGTCCTCGCGCTCATGGCCGAATGGTAGCACCGGCCGCGTGGGGCGGCCGGTGGCGTACTTACCCTACAACTAGCAGCGGCGCGTCTCCGACCTGCTCTCCGGCCTCGTTAACGAGCCAAATACTGAACGGGCGGATGGTATAAACGGCGCCGTTCACTTCTTCCATGCGTTCGCCGCTTTGGCTGACTATCTTGGGGAAAAACGGCTCACGCCAAACATGCCCGTGAATCAGAGGGCCGTTTGGACCGAAGCTCACAGCCGGCCGCGTTTCGTTGTTTCGATTGCCGGCCAACTCGTCTACGAACACGCCCCACGTGAAAGGGCTCTTGACGGTCAGCCCGTTCAAATGCGGAGCGCCAGAGACCGAGCCTGCATCTGGGCCGCTGAGCAGCATGATTTGACGCTCGCCGCTCGGGTGTTCCGCCAACCGAAGTGCCCAGAAGCTGTGGCACCAAACCAGCGACCCCGGCTCAGCAGCGCCGACCTCAATCTCTGCGAAAGCGTTCATTGGATAGTTCATCACCATCTCCTTGGCTGCCCCGGCCACTCCGGGGCCTGGCCGCATCCTACACCGTCCGTTGAACCCTCTCCCCGCCCCGGCAGCATGGCCCCATTACCAGCGGGGGCCGTTATGGCGAAGATCACAGCAGCAGAGGCTGGCGGCCAGAACGTCGTGGCGTTCCTGGACATGCTGGCCTGGTCCGAAGGGACCGACAACGGGCGACAGCCGACGAACAATAACGGCTACGACGTTCTCGTCGGGGGCGGCCTGTTCACTGACCAGTCGAAGCACCCGGCCAAGCTGGTTCGGTTGAACGCCAAGCTGTCGTCAACGGCAGCCGGGCGCTACCAGTTCCTGTCCCGCACCTGGGCCGTCCTGCAGAAGCAGCTCCGGCTCCCGGACTTCGGGCCGCTGAGCCAGGACAAGGGCTGCATTGAGCTGATCCGGGGCCGGCGGGCCCTCGCCGCGGTGAAGGCCGGCCAGTTCGACAAGGCGGTCGCCCTGTGCGCCCGCGAGTGGGCCAGCCTGCCGGGGGCGGGATACGGGCAGCACGAGCAGAGCATCGAGAAGCTGCGGGCCATCTACCAGAAGGCCGGCGGCAAAGCGGGCGGGGCCGCATGACCATGGAAGCCCAGCCGAACCAGGACGGTCGAACCCGCCTATCGCTCGGCCCGGTAGAGAAATGGATCGTGAGTGCCTTTGCCGGCTTCATGGTCGCTGGCGGCTACTGGCTCATCAGCTCGATGCAGCTGGTGCTGACCCAGCAGCAGGTCACGAACCAACAGGTGATGACGGTGCAGCAGCAGTTGCAGACCATCAACACCCAGCTGGCGGACGTGCCAGCCCTGAAGATCGAGCTGGCCAAGGTCGCGCTCCAGACCGAACAGAACAAGCAGGACATCCGCGAGCTGAAGCAGCTCAGGGGGATCAAATGAAGTTGCAGCTGATCGACGGGTGGCACCGCGCCTGGAAGCTGGCATCGGTCTGGGTGTTCGGCCTGGTGGCGGCATTCCCCGACATCTACGACGCGATCGCGGCCATGGGCTGGATGGATGAGCTGCCTGAGCCGGCGAAGTGGTCGATTCGTGGGTTGGGCGCCTTGGGCGTGGTGGCGCGGGTGCTGAAGTCCCGGAAGAAGCCACCATGCTGAGCTTCAACCCACTGGACTCAATCCGCCCCTACCTGTGGGCCGTAAAGGTGGGCGCCATCATGATCGCGCTCACCGCTGTGTTCATCAGCGGCTATGGCCACGGCAAGGACCGGCAGGCGGCCAAGGATCAGGAGCGCATCGACAACTTGGCGACGGCGCGCGATGCCGCCCAGGCTGAAGCCGCCGAGAACTTGCGCGCGGCCAATGCCGCCGGCCAGCTCCTGAAGGACGTGAATCGCCAGACCCAGGCGTCGATCGACGCGGCCGAGGCGGCCAGAAAGGCAGCCGCTGCAGCAGCCAGCCGGGCCGAAGCGGCAGCAGCGGAGGGCCAGCGCCGGGCCACCGCCGCAGAGAAGGCCCTGCAGGCCGCGAAGTCGCAAATCAACTGCCGTTCCCAGCTCGAGGTCGAACTATGCGCCGCCATTCCATTGCTCTGATCTTGGCGCTGCCGCTGTGCGGGTTCGGCAGCTGCAGCCAGAAACCCGAGAAGCCTCAGATTCCGGAAGTCGTCCACGTCACGGTCGAGAAGCAAGTGCCGGTCGACGAGCGCCTGACGAAACCGTGTCCGGTGTCCCGCGCAGCATCGCGCACGGTGGAAGCCGTGGTGGCCGCGTACAACGCCAACATCACCACCCTTGAGGACTGCGACGGCCGCATGGGCGAGATCCGCGCCCTGGGGCGGTAATGGCCGGCACGAAGGTCAAGCTTAAGGACCAGCTCGGTCGCGTCATCAGCCTCAACACTGATGCCACCGACGGCGCGACGCTGGGCAAGAACCTGTATGGGTCCGACGGGAAGCTGCTCACCGCCGACCAGATCATCAATCCGGCCCCCAGCCAAGGCAACGCAGTCGCCACAATTTGGAAGCTGATCCGCGAGATCCCGTCCAACATCCAGAAGGTGGCCGCTCTGGTCAGCAACGGGGTTGCGGTGCGTCGCGTCAACGGTGAATGGTCGCTGCTTACGCTGACGCCTGGGCCCGGGGTCGAGATCGAGAACGGCGACGGCGATGCCGGAAACCCGGTGATCGGCCTCAACGAAGCGTCGCTCGCGTCGCTCGCGCTGGCCGACAGCGCGCTGCAGTCGATCCAGCCCGGGCCAGGCGTCTCGGTCGACAACACCGACCCGCAGAACCCGATCGTCTCAGCCAGTGGCGGTGCTGGGGGCGGAATTCTGCCTGTCGTAACCGGCGAGATCGTGGACGGCCAGCCAGTGTTCCTCATCGCCGACGACGGCAGCCTCATCTACACGGAGATCACCTGATGGCCAGCGGCCGCCTTGCCGACTACCTTGGAAAGGGGCTGGCCTCGGCCCGGCCTGCAACGCTTGACCTGCACCCGGAAGCCGTGGGCTTTTGGTACGCGACCGATACGGACGAACTGAGCGCGTGGGACGGCTCCGCCTGGATCGACGGGCTGTCGGGTGGCGGCATCCCCGATGCGCCTTCCGATGGAACGACGTACGGGAGAAAGGATGGTGCGTGGTCCGCCGTGGCGACGGTGACGGGGGTCGCGGTTACGACGAAGACCGCCAGCGCAACCCTGGCGCTGAGCGACGGCGACTGGATCGAAATGGACGTTGCTACTGCCAATACCCTCACGGTGCCCCCGAACTCAACCGCAGCTTTCCCGATCGGCGCCGTGCGCAACATCCACCAGCGCGGGGCAGGGCAGACCACTATCGTGGCTGGTGCCGGCGTCACCATCCGCACCGATGAGACCCTGAAGCTACGCAAGCGGTACGCCACTGCGGTGCTGGTTAAGCGGGCCACCGACGAGTGGGTGCTGGCCGGAAGCCTGGAGGCCGCGCCGTGATCCCCGGAATCATCGCCGGGGGCAGAAAGCGGGGCGGGGCGGCTGCCACCCGTGTGCGCATCACCGTGCCGGCGCAAACCGAGGCGATGGCCGGCTTTCCGGTCTACGTGGACCTGTCACTGCTCCCATCGTGGGTGTGGACCGGCCTGGCCTACAAGGATGGCCGCGACTTCCGGGCGAAAACCACCACCGGCGTCGATATCCCGTTTCACCTGGTGCGAGTGGACCCGGGCGCGCGGGCCGGGGCAATGTTCGTGCGGGTCGACCTGAGCGCATCCACCGCGGTGCAGTTCGACCTGCACTTCGGCAATGCTGGCCTGGGCCCGGTCGCCCCGGGGGCGGCCAACGGCGCCAACGCTGTCTGGGCGGACTACCACCGCGTCTTCCTGTTCAACATGTCCGATACCGACTGGACCGGTGTGGGCGCGGCAGCGGTGCAAACCAACCGGGTCAAGCTGTTCGAGCTGGTCAGCGACAAGACTGGCCTTACCGAGCACCAGGGAATCTGCTGGGACGGCACCCACTACTACCTGACCGACACCAACGCCATCAACAAGTACGATGCGGCGTGGAACCTGGTGGCCACCAACGCCAACCCGATCGGAGCCGTGGGTAACGGGACGAACCACTGCGGCGACCCGGATATCCACAACGGCATCCTGTACATCCCGGTCGAGAACTACACCAGCGCTACGGTGTTTTCCAACCAGCGGATCGCTCGATTCAACGCCTCCACCTTGGCATTCATCGACTCTGTTGACGTGTCTGCTCAGGGCGATGAGGTATCCACCATCGCCATCGACGCCGAGGCGAACGCACTGTATACGACCCGCTACAGCGACCTGGTGGCGTTCAAGATCAACCGGTACAACCTCACCACGCTCGCCTTCGAAAGCACCTCCAGCGGCGACGCCGGCGCACTTCGCGTGCAGGGCCTGGCCCGCTGGCGCAATGCGTGGTTCGCCAACGGCGACATCGCCGATTTCACCGTGCGCGTGGCCGAGAACCTGGCCTCGGCTCCGCGTATGTGGACCGACATTCCAGACGTTTCCGCTACCCGATCCGGGAACTACGAGGGCCTAGGCAAAAAGGACGACGAGCTGCTGGTGCTGCGCGACGACACCAGTAGCTCGGTGGTGCACACCATCCGCCCGCTGCGGACCGAGGCCGGCGGCGGTGTGGAGAACGTGACCGTATCGAGCGACACGGGCTACATGACCGGCCAAGGGCTGACCAACTACGCCACCTTCACGATGGGGGCCACGGTCGTCGGCAATGCCTTTGCCGCGGCGAACCAGGCGCTGCTGTCTTACACCGCTAACAGCACGGCGAACACATCTCGCGTGACGTTGGGCTATCGGGCAGCGACCGGAAAAATTGGCCTGTGGGACACGAACAACAGCTGGCTGGAATCGACGTCCACCCCTGTGGCCAGCACGAAGATGCGCCTGCACGCCCGCTACGCGGGCACCGCCTCCCGATCGCTGTTCTACAACGGGGTCCGCGAAGGTCATGCCGCGGCAATCACCACCGCCCCCGCCGGGAAGGTGCTGCTGCACATGGGCAACGAGGACTTGAGCCGTACCGAGTCGTTCGCTGGCAGATTCGGCTTCGTGTACCTGCGCGCCAGTGCGCTATCGGATGCTTGGATCGCGGCCGAGTGCGCCAACCTCTCCGCGCCCGGCAGTTTCTACAGCATGGCCGCGGCGTGAACGGGCCAGGCGCTCGACCGTGTAATAGGAAGCCGCCGCGCAGGCCACGGCGCTGACCGTTCCGATCAGCATGCTGCTCCAGCCGGTGATCCCTTGGCCGCGTAGCCATAGCATGATGGGGTAGTGCCAGAGGTAGATGCCGTAGGAGAGCTTGCCGAGCCAGACCAGCGGCGCCCATGACAGCGGCCGGACCTGCGAAGCGCCCAGGACCAACAGGAGAGATCCCGCCTCGGCGACAGCCATCCACACCGTCAGGGCGCTATCGACCTTGGCATCAGCCTGGGATACCGCCAGCACCAGCAGCGCCGCCCCGCCGGCAGCGGCGAGGCGAGGCGCTCGCGGGTTGCAGATGGCGGCGGCGGCGCCGAGCAACAACCCAGATAGGCGGGTGTCGAACCGGTAGTAGGCCTCATGCCAGCCGCCAGGGCTGAACAGCACATTCCACCGCCACAAGGTCGCGGTGCCGGCCAGCGCCAGAATGGTGGGCGCCCAGTACCGACGCGGCAAGCGGAACACCAGCAGCAGGACTAGCGGCCAAGCCAAGTAGAAGTGCTCCTCCACCGACAGGCTCCACGTGTGCTGAACGACCCAAGGCACGCGCCAGAAGGCAAACCCGTAATCGGAGAGGTAGGCCGCTGCAATGAGGGCATCCCGCGCGTGGCCTTGGCGGTTAGGAAATGCAAGCGGGCTGACCACCAGATGTACCGCCAGCAAGAGCAGCAGGGCCGGGTAGAGTCGGCGCAGGCGGCGAAGGTAGAAGGCTGGAACGTCAATTCCGCCGGTAGCGCTGTGCTGGTCGGCCAGTAGGCGGGTGATCAGGTAGCCGGAGAGCACGAAGAAGACGTCGACGCCCAGGAACCCGCCGCCGAAGCCCTCGGCCCTGGCGTGGAATACAAGCACGAGGAGCACCGCCACGGCCCGAAGCCCGTCCAGCGCTGGGTTGTACTTCATGGCTTCCCCTTATGACCCCGGCAAGAGTTTGGCACGTTCTCATCCCCTGATCCGGGACGGCGGTACAGTTCCGGCATGCTCCCTCCCGACTTCACCTGGCGCTCGATCGCCTGCCGCCCCGATGGAAAGCTCGACGCCCTGCTGTGCGACGGGGTGGAGGTCGCGCGGCTGTCGCAGCGGGTGGACGACGGGACCTGGTACGTGGAGCTGAACCGGCAGCGTGACCGCGGGCTGTGGCGGAGGAAGGACTGCAGCGGCTATGAGCAGGGGTTCGCCGGCGTCGAGCTGTGGGCTGAGCGGCATCATGACCGGCTGCGCGCCGAGGTCAAGCAGGGGCGGCGGCTGCGAGATGCACTGCGGTCTAAGTGACCGAAGCCGCTCCGCAATCGAGCGGCGACCTTTGCGGCGCAAGGGCTGCGCAGGGCTACGCTGGATCAGTTTGCGGAGCGGAAATGACGCTTAAAGCCTTGTGCCGCCTACATGCATCAGAAGACTTTTAATCTTTTGGTCGATGGTTCGAATCCATCACGGCCCACCAATTGCATCAACGACTTAGGTCGTCAAAAAGGCACCGCTCAGCGGTGCCTTTTCGTTTGGTGCCTGCATTCCGGATGCCTGATCAGCCCTGTGCCGGCGCGGGTGCCACTCGTTGTGCATCAACTGCTGAGCTTCCGACTCACTTCGACGAATTCCTTTGATCAAGGATCTGATTGGCGATTTCCTTGCCTCGGCGCAGTTGGGTGCCATCCAAGCCAGACGAGACGGCGCGTATGTACGACGCCGCACGCGGACTTGAACTCGTGCGGACGTATGCTTCGGCGTACGCATAGGACATCACCGGATCTTTCGGGGCGATCGCGCCATACTGATAAACGTCGCTCAGGCGGACGTATGCGCCGGATTCCCCAGAGTTTCCAGCGGCCTCAAGAAATCTGACCGTGTTCTCCTTGAACTCCTGAATCAGATCTATATCGAAGGCGTGCTTCTCGTCTTCAAATATTCTGGATGCGTAGCCAGCGTAGTCGAGCTGAGCTTTAACGACTCCGTGCTCAGCAGCATAGGTAATGGCCTCGAATATCTCTTCCCGGCTCAATGGATCGAGTAAAAGATCCTTGCACAGGCCTTCAGGTGTGAGCCGAATGTGCCCACTGCCTGCTTCGCGGTCGATCTGGCAGCGCGCGTTGATCGCAACGAGTTCATACGCCGTTTCGGCATCTGCTTGCGCCGCGGTAGGGGCAGCGTGCTTCTTGAGCACGCTGGCCGTAGATGCGGCTTGAAGACCGGCTTCTTCGGTGAGAGAAGGAGCCTGCCGATCGCCAGCGGGAGATGGGATGATCTCGCGGGGCGCTGACGTCGTGTCATTCCCGATCAGGAAAAAGCCTGCGGTACCAAGTGCTGCAGCCGCGGCGACAGTGCTCAGCGCAATCATCCTGCGTTTCAT